ATTCCCTCTAGTTGAGTTGTTCCGGTTACGAGATCCGCCCAGCGTTCGCTTGGGTCTAACCTATTTGGGTTATTCCCGTTTGATTGCTGGTTGGAAAACTCCCGACCTAGACCCCATCACTCTCCCGGCGAATATCAAAGACTGCTCAGTTCTGAGCAGAGATATCGTCGGCATTGTGAAGGATCTAGGTTGGAAGATAGACGTTCCCCCCTGGGAACGGCCTCACGTAACAACCAAATCTGGTCCGAACGCCCAGGCTCTGATCGGTTCCATCGAGGATGCGTTTCTCCTCTCCGACTCTCAGATTAGTAACCTGAAAGTCTGTGGAGGGGATACACTCATCCAAGCGATTGAGACCGTCAAATCCATCTCGCTCTTTACTTGGTTAAGTAAGGTGTCGCTTAAGGCCAAAAACCGAAAGCGGCGCCTGTCCTTAATCAAGGATAAAGAGGCTAAGATGAGAGTTGTTGCCATCCTTGACTATTGGACACAGACGTGCTTTGAGCCTCTCCATAAAGCGGAATTCCGTTTATTGAAGAGCCTCAGGCCCGACTGTACCTTTAATCAAGGTGGTTTCAGAACCAAGCTACCTCGGTCAGGGCCGTATTACTCGATGGACCTAACCGCAGCGACAGACCGTCTTCCTGTAGAAATACAAGAAAAGGTCCTAGCTGAATTAGTATCCATTGAATATGCGGCCGCATGGCGTTCGTTGCTATGTGACCACCCGTTTCCGCTCACATGGGCCCCTGGCTCCGTAGTCTACGGAGCTGGGCAGCCTATGGGGGCGTATTCGAGTTGGACCACATTCGCAATCGTTCATCATGCGATCGTCCGTCTCGCTGCGAAGCGAGCAACCTCGCCAATTACTTGGCAGGGGTACGTACTCCTAGGCGATGACATCGTCCTTACAGACGATCGAGTCGCTGTGGAGTATCGGAAGATTATGGCCGATTTAGGTGTATCTATCTCTGAAACGAAGACACACGTGTCCGAAAACACGTACGAATTCGCTAAGAGGTGGATTCACAATGGGCTGGAAGTGACCGGAGCGCCTCTAGGCTCTCTGTTCGAGGCAATGCGATTTCATAAGTCTCACGTGGATTCG